TCCTCAAAGCATAGCTTCATCACGTCGGGGTAAAACCCCACGTCGAGCTTGTAGTAGTCGTACTTTTTAGGTTTCATTAGTGTCTCGTCTCATTATCGTCCGGCATATCTATAAATCCTGTCTCAACAAGTTGAGTGATGCCCTCCATTAAAGCAGCAAGCTCATCATCGGTGAGGCCAAGCTCGTCTGCCCAGTTGTCTTCAAACTCTACTGTCTTTTTCTTTTTAGTCATTTCTGTGGTACCTATCGTTAGGGTTTTTAATCATGTGGGCTATCAAGGTCTCTATAGTCGGAAACCACTGAATGCAGCGAAGGCCGTCTGCTTGGTAGATGGTAAAGCTCATATCATCTCCTAAACTGTGCTATGGGTTTACGTCTGCCGTACGCTCGGCGAATTTTTAATGCGTGCATACTACCAAACGTTTTGTTCTGCCAGCCTTGATGGGCTCTGCGGATCTGTACCATCTTAAACCGAATCCAGCGCAGACGAAAACGTTTCTTGCTAACAAAGTGTAGCAGTGTCCTGCGCTTACCGACCCCACCAAAAATACTGGTGAAGTCGTTGCGCCTAATAAACTTGCGGAAGTTAAACTTCTTCATTGGGCTTACCCAACATCGCAAACTCGGCGTACTGCCATGCCGTGTCACGCACCTCTGCCGGTGTGGCACCACGGGCGATTAGACCCATGACTGCCGCCACTGCAAACGAAAACTTCTGTTCTTCTTCTGTCATTAAAATACTCCCTCATCAAATGTTTCGATTGAGTCTACGTACTTCTGTGCCTTGGCGTTAAGCCTCACACCCATATAGACCTGCTGTCTGTCGCCGTTGTCACGCACCTGCTCTGAGCGTACGAGCTGCTCCTGTGTGGCCGCTAAGAATCTGCGCTTGAACGCCTGCTCTGTTCCTGGGGGCATTGACTTCTTGAGCGCCCAGTGTTTGTAGCAGGCAAACACTTCCTCCTTGCTGACCATGTAGTCAGGACTAAACTCCAGTGCGTCCTCAGAGAATGATCCGATTGGATTGCCCAGCTCGGCCATCAAGTCCAAGTACTCCTTACCTGAGTGTGGCTGGATAAAGTGACCGCCCCTAGCAATGCGCCGCTTGAGGCCTTCCATAGCCCAGTTAAAGATACCACCCAGCTCTTGCTCTAGCTTATGTGACAAGTCGGTGTCTTCCTTGTTAAAAAACGACTTGCTCATTTTTAGTACGATCATGCGGCCGGTGAGTGCGTTACTGTTCTCTGTCAGTTGTAGCACCTCGTTCGAGTAGATTACTAATCGTGTCGGGAGGTACCCGTTCCATGCCTCTTTGTTCTTACGATTGACCGTAATAGTATCACCGCCGACAATACGTAAAAGCTGAGACACCACAGCACTGCGATTGCGCTCAGGAGCACGAGCGTCGGTAAAACTAGCAAGTAATTTACCCAGCCATGGTTGTAGTCCGAATGTATCACACAGCTCTCCCAGTTCGGGTGCGACGGTGTTGTGCTGTCCAAGCAGTGCCACCAGCACCTTGTTGATGGTACCCTTGCCGGAACGACGCGGGCCGATTATGTTAAAAAACTTCTGCTGTCTCGTGTCTCCCGACAGGATGTAGCCAAACATCTCTTGCAGGCAGTCGATCGACTCTTGGTCATCACCCCACACCGAGCGCAAGAATGCGTCCCATATAGGCGATGCTGCCGTTTGGTTGTACTCGAACGGCAGTGAGTTCTGCGTAAAGAATCCCAGTGAGTGCGGTATCAGTATGCTGTCTTCTAAATGGAAGATGCCATTCTTAAGCGATACCAGCTTGGATGCGGCCGGCTTAGCGTGTGAGTAATCTTCTAACCAAATCGGTGGCTTGGTGTTCGGGTGGTTGGGTAAGTGCACGATCGACTTGATTGCGTCGATTGCGCCCGATACCGTGGCCGGTGATGGATTGAACGGCACCAGCGCACCCTGCTTGCCTGCCTTCTTGCACTTCTCCAAGAACGCATACACCTTGGAGCGGATGGTGGCCTCCTCGATCACCTCGTAGTGTGTGCCTGCGTAGATAAAGAAGTCGTCTGCATAATGCACCAGCTTGTAGCCCTCCTCGCTGGAGTAGTAGTTATCCAAGAACGTACGGGCATGGTTCATCGCGCCCGAGTCCAAGATAGTCTCACCCCGTGCTAAGGCCTCTTTGCGTTCTTGGTGATTGACTTGGAACAGGAGCGAGCGCAGTGTCGCACCCGATCCCTTGAACGTCCTCCACTTGTTCTCGCACGAGTAATCTCCCGTGGCTGTGTAGCCTGTGCCAGTCGATGACCAGCGATCCCATGCCTCACAAGCCTCGACGTCGCCGCCAAACTGGTGGTGCAGGATGGCACCTACCTTAAGCCAGTCCGAGTAGCCCATGTTGGGATCGAGCTTGGCTAGGATCTCTGTCTCGACTCGGTGTATGTCGTACCCCTCGAGCGGTGCAGTGTAGTCACCGAATGCGTCGCCTGTCTTGTGCAGTGTGCGCTCGGGGATCACCGAGCTCAAATCCTGCACGTCCGTGGGCACTGTGCCGCTTATGTGCCTGCCAGTGACCGTAAAGAAACGGGAGTTAGCGTATGCCTCAAAACCGATGCTATGGTCTGCGTGTGAGGCGAACGGGTTGGATCGGGTGAATATCTTGACGCCTGTGCCTGAGGGACTAACCTCCATGTAGCCCTCGACGTTGGCTGCTAATTGCTGCATTGCAGCATTTATGAAACGGGCACTGTGGTAGTCGTAGCAATCGTCTAGGTCGATCCCTACTAGGTCGTCTTCGTGTGAGAAGACAAAGCCTATGCCGTCAAACTTGCTCGTATTGTAGGCCTGCTCGACGGACATAAAATCTGTCCACGTCTTGGGGTCTGTCGATGAGGCATACCGCCCCGTTACTTGGAGCGGCATCTTAGCCCATCGCCTGTTCACCCCATCGCCTACCTGTACGAACGACCACATCACCCATCTTGGCACCTTACGGAGCTCTAGGGGGATGTTGGCCAGCTCGACGGGCAGGCAAAATGGTTTGGTATCGCTCATGTAATCCTTTCAGTATGCTTATAATAATACAAAACAAGGGCTTATCGACGTTTCACAATGTGAAATAGCATCGTGAAACATTGCGTGAAACATTTCGCTTGTAACTTGTTGTTTCCATTAACTATTGTCTAAAAGTGTCTTGGGTGTACAGGGTAGACACGCCTTTTTCACTTTTTTTCAAACTTTTTTTAAAAAAAATAAATAAAGTATGGAAAGGAGTAAAAACGCCGTGCTACCCTGTCTACCCTTGACAAAATCCTTTTTTTTGTTATAAAGAACTGGTTCTATATTACTTTTAGTTATATAAACATCAATGCCGCCGCAATGTGTAGGACAAAGTAGACCGCCGTAAAGATTAGTACGAACTTGACGATCTTGTCCATGGCATCTCCCTCAGGTTGCACTAGGCCGCAGTCACAGCTCCGCCCCTGATTACAGTTTCCGTTGCATCCCTTCATAGTGTCACCTCATAGTTTAGTCGTTTAATCATATTGTATGCCCACTTACGAAAGGCATCCCTGTTCTCGGGAGTCTGCTCGTCCCCCTCGTCCCACTCGGCAAAGACAATAAACGAGCCCATCATGTCATAAAACTCGATGCCCGTCAGGTTGCCGTCCTTATCTAATACATCCTGTGGTATTACGTTCATTCGTCCCCCTGTGTGATTGAGTAGGTGTCACGTAGTCTTGGTGATTCTTCGTTCCATGAGTCACTGGCACCGTAGTCGCCACGGATGGCACTCATGCGCTCTGCCTTCCTAAACTCCGGCTCTACTCGCCACCATGCGCTTGATGCCTCCAAGTACTCGATAAACTCGTCGTTCTCTTCAAACAGTGGATGGTTAAGTCCCTCGACATCGACCGTCTGTGTCACTACGGCCTGCCGCACCCATGGTCGCTTGGTATAGCCCTCAGTGCGCACAATACCCACCTTGTCCCGTGCCGTAATGAATCGCTTGTATGCCTTCTGTTGCTCGTCTGTAAATTGTAGTGTCATTCTTCGCTCTCTTCGTTAAAGTTGTCGTCACTGATACTGCCTAGGGATACTGGTTCACGTGCCAAGCACGCACGCAGTCGGTATATCTTACCACTATCCATGTCCAGCGCAGTCGCTAGCTCCTGTACCGTGGGCTTGCGCCCCAGTGACTGGGATAGGATGCGCTCGTTGTAGTGCATACGGTAGATGTCCTCGACGACGTTGATGGGTAGCCGTATAATGTTTGCCGTGTTGTCGATCTCCCTGCGCACACCACGCTCGATGAACGAACGGGCGAATGCTGCGAATGGTATCTTACCCATGGGTTTCCATCTCTTTGCCGCCTCCAGTAACTTCTCGTTGCCTATTGCCAGTATGTCCTCCTGTGGTAGCTTACTGTGTTCCCATACCGTCATCTTGGTAACTACGTGGGGCACAAAGCGCAGGTTGTGCCGTACTAGCTTTTCCAGTGCGTTGTCGTCCCCTGTGGCTATGCGTTTAGCTAGATCTTTCTCTTCCTCCAGTGTTAGTGGCTCGATGCCGTACAGTGATTTCAAGTAGTCCGACTTGATGTCGTTGTTATTTGCCATAGTGGTGCCTCTTTATGCAGGCGAAGATTTCTTTATACAACATGAGGATGAGACCAGCTACGACGGCAAAAACACCGTCAAAACTAATCCCATAATTGTCCATCATAAACCAGCCGTAGATTAACGCAAAAAATCCAATGATATTCAAAACGGTGCCTCCTTGAGTAGTAGTGTAGCCATTGCGTACGGATTGGCTTTAGGATCCCTTGGCAGTGCCTTCAGGCTCATGCCGTCGGTGAGGTAGGGGGTAGCCTCCAGTTTAGATACAAACTTCCTACAGGCACCCCCAAACTCGTCAATCAGTATGTACTTGTACTGGCTCATTGGCCTGCTCCTGTTTCCAGTCCTGCCATACCTTGAGCAGGTTGACCTCGGGTGTTGGTGTCGAGAGGATGTGTGCAATAAACTCCTCCTGCTCCTTATTCATTCTTACGATTTGATTTAGTCCGTGCATTTTAAGCCTCCAGTGGTTTGACTACTACTGCCTTGATGTGTTGGATGGTTGTCACTGATTTGACAAAGTCCTCGTTGCTAAACTTGCGTACCAGTGGTGCGCTAATGTTCTCACGGTCGTACTCTTGCACCTCGGCGGTAAACTGCTCGCCCCGGTAATTGCCTACACCCCGTGCCAAGAGCTCTGCCTTGAGCTTAGATTTGATCTCTTCTAATGCTTGGATCTGCTGGGATACTGCGCCGTACTGGTCAATGATGTTGTTCATAATTTCTCCTGTTTAAAATGATAGTTTACTACAGTCCTGTTAAGAAGTCAAGCCATTCCTGGCCACGGTGCTCGAGCACATACTCGGGCGATCCCTTGGTGCCTGTCCTGACCTCGGTGCGTGATGGTATACGGTTGCCGTAGTAGTCGTTGAATGACTCGGTGCCAAGCAGGCACCAGCCGTCACTGATGGCCTGCATCATGGCACGGCCGTACGATCCCTGCAGTGACCACAGGCCGCCGTTGATGGCACGCTGGAGGGATGCGTAGTACTCCTGGTCGTCGACCCCTGCCTCGGTCTCGATGTTGTTAATGTCTTTGATTGATAGTGTCATAGTGTTACCTCGTCCTTGAATAATTGTATAAAATAATTGACTGAGTCTGCCACGTTGTTTGCCAGCTCTTTGCCTTCCATTGCCTCGAATGGCTCCCATGGTGTCGCAATATCCCAGTCCTCGTCAGCAATACCCTCGAGGATTTTTGAGAATGGCAGGTCACCGTTCCAGTCTGATAAGTATGTGCTGAGCACAAAATGCTCTGCCTTATTGCGTAATTGTTCTGTGTTCATATTAGTCCTCGCTCTTCTAAATAGTTTGAAATAATTTCGTCAATGTCCTCGCTGTCATTATCAATGATGCCTGAGTTGACAATGTCTAGTGCAATCTGTGTTACCTCCCAGCGATACTCTGCACGTGATACGTTATCATGCCCAGTATCAGGCAATTGGTGCGCCACCTCTACGGCAATCTCCATCATGTTAAATGTATTCATTCTGCATCCTCCTCATATAATTTGATTCTAGCATCTTCAGGGTTGTGGTACCACCTGTCAATGATAGCACGTGCATCGTCGTCATCGTAGGCATATATCAATGGGCGGTCAATGCCGTCCACGGTTGGTAAGTATAGTGCTCCCATTATTCCCACTCCTCTGTGTCGTAGTCGTATACATAAAACCCTTGGTCTGTGGCTTGTTGATATGCCTCTGCAAAGGTCTTCGCGTCGATGATGAGGGTATTGCCCTCCTCGTCCTTAAAGTATGCTGTAATCATTTTACCCCCAATTTTGCTTTACGCTCAATCACAAACTGCTCTGCCTTTTCTTTACTGGCAAACCAGCCACTGTAATGACGACGTCCTTCAGATGATTGCTCGTCTACACTCCAGCGCGTACCCCAGCTTGGTGCCTCAATAATAAACTCAACGCGACCAGCTTGCACCTCGTTGTCGTGTCTAAAACCACGGCTCATTGCATTGTCTTCCATTGCCACACGGTTTTTGTATTCACTCATTTTATTCTCCTGTTAGTCTGTTCATTATAGTGACCTTGGCCGGCCACTGTCAAGCATTATTGCTGGCTATGCGGTCTCCCATTTAGCCAGGCCATACAATCCATCCTTGACCTGGGCCAAGGTGTTGCGCACTACATTGGCCGAGCTCTCGAGCTCAATTGCCATCTCATTATCGCCGCGCACATGAGCGCAGTCTGCGAGCTCTACGAGCTCCCGGAGGTGCGCCCGGAGCGCATCCTCTACCAGTTTACCCTGGCGGGTTGTGAGTCCAATCTCAAATCTATTTACCATACATCCTCCTATTAGTCGTAAACCCCGATCTCACCCGGGTTGATCCATTCTGCGTGCAGGCCGTACTTGGCCAGCGTGTTGGTGATCAGTGGGTTGATACCGAACTCCCAGTCCGGTAGGTTGCGCCCGTCGTAGTAGTCTGCCCATATAGTATCACGGTCGTACTCGCCGTAGATACCCTCGGCACTGATCTGAAAATTCTCAATGTCACTGCGCTCGTACACTGGCGCGCCGATCTTCTTGAGTGCATTGAATGCTAGTCTGTGGTTGCGTGTCATATATCCTCCTAGATATTGTATGTTTTAAGGTTGCTGGTAAGTACTACCGTGTTGCCCAGCTCGTCGTATCCCTGCACCAGTATATCACCTAGGTCGGCAATGGCACGGGCTCTGCGCATCTGCGTCACACCCTTAGTGCGATACTCTTGGGTGATGCCGTAGTCGGCGACCTGTATGCCATGTATGCCGTTGGTCAGTGCGACGTCGATCCAGTCACGCACGAGGCAGACTGCTTGGTAATATGTAATCTTGGGGTGTGCCATGGTGTAGCTCCTATGTTGGTCTCATCAGTGCACGCATCACGTGCATACCGCTCACGCGGTTTCGACCTGTTAGTCTACTAGGCCAGCGCAGTACTGGCACGGGCATTTTGATACCCCTTTGAGCTGGTGCTTGATGTCTGCTAGGCTATCAAACATACCCATGCAGTGACTGGCACTGCGCTCATCCTCACTGGGCTCGAATGCCCAGCCGCGCTTGAGCCACACAAAGTATGAGCCGTCGGGCTCGTCGATAATCTCATCGACTATTGATTTTAGGTTTGCCGGTATGCGCATACTGCCTCCTAGATAAATTGAAAGTACTCGGGGTTGAACGCGCCCCACTCGGCGGCCTTGTCACCGATTAGGGTGCCAGTGCCGGTGCTATGGTCAAACACTGCTATGCAGTCCTGATCCAGTGCCGTGGCCAGCACGTTGATACTGCCGTGGATAAAGTCGCACTCGATAATGACTGTTGGCTCGGTGCCGTCCTGACTGATACGTATTTGACGTACCCCACCGACGTGCTTTAGTGCCTGCACCAGTGTGAGCTCGACAGTATTGCGCTGGTGTAAGAATGGATTGTCCTGCCCGATATTGATTGTGTACATATAGCTCCTTGTGTTGTGTATTAGTACTGCCTCGAGCGCACTGGTATACAATGCGCTCTGAGCATTACTATCTGCCGACTGTTGAGACAGCTAACTCCGTCGGTATATCTTCGCTAGGTCTGTTTCTATATCCTAGGTCTGCCACATGATTATACAGGTTGGTACTTAGTCGCCTGTTGAGTGGATTAGCCACTGCACTACTATGACTCTACTATAACGACCTTTGGAAACAATGTCAACAACTATTTAATACTTGACTGCGCTGTGGGGTTTTGTGGAATATTGTGGGATTGCTGGCTTTCCCAGCACTGTTGTATTCTCGCCCACCTGCCAGTCCGCCCCTCGCGTGCGCATCGCCCTACAGCCCTTATGCTACCTCGAAGACTAGAGATCGTCACCTACTTGATACCTACCCCTCAGCTCATGCTAGCTCGTCTCCTAGGTGCCTTAAAACGCGCCCAATCCGTCAATAGGTGTTTACCCTAATAGCCAGCTAAGTTAGTCTGCACTAAGTTAATGCACCAAAATGGTGCACGCGCCAGCTTGGCTTTGTGGCACGTTGCCGCGTTGTTATTTTGCCACAGTGTTGCGTGCACACAACAAAGCTGGCTTATGCACCACATTGGTGCACTAACTTAGTGGCTACTAACATCATGCACCACATTGGTGCACGCGCCTGCTCGGCTCGGCAGACAGGGTGCTGGGCGCGGAGTCAATAGGGGTTTACCCTAGGTGTTGTATCGGCGCAACAGTGGACTGCTGGCTCGGCACACAGGGTGCTGGGCGCGGAGTCAATAGGGGTTTACCCTAGGTGTTGCGTGCATACAACAGTGTGGCAAGATAACAACGCTGCAATCTGACGCGAGCCTGTGTTTCACAATGTGAAATGCGTTACCACAATGCGGAACAGGGGGCTTTTCTTTTAGGCGGCGCACCCAATTTGGGTCCTGTGCCGGGGGGCGGCGGTGGCCCCATGCCAAACCCCAAGTTTGTAAAATTTCCTGGAAACACAGACCCTAAATTTTTTTTTATAAACTAGGGCGGAGAGGACCTACTACATGTAGTAGGTGCACCCCCTAAAATCACTAGAATGACAGGGTGTACAGGGTAGCACACCCTTTTTACTCTTTTTTAAATTTTTTTTTAAAAAAAATAAATAAAGTATGGAAAGAGTGAAATAAGCCTCGCAACCCTGTCTACCCTTGACAAATGTGGTTTATTTGCACTGGAAGGGCGATAACCCCTGGTTGTTTGTATTATTATGTGTATGAGCAAATACGTATACCAAATCCAAGGCGCCCTGGAGAGTAGGCAGGGAGAGTTCTTGGGGCTCCGTGTCCTGGTATGCGATGCGTTGAACTTTGATTCGGTTGACATACCTGTAGAGGTACTGGATTCAGAAACCGCAAAGTACATGCAGTTCAGACTTTCTATTACGGCAGAGACGGTCAACATAGCAAGACTGCCGGTTGAAATCCAAAACAGAATACGCACGCCGTTAGGGCGATGGCTGGACCACTGGGTCCTAGATAATTTTTATGGCGATAACCGCAAATACAAAGATACTAACGCTTGATTACTGGAAGCCAGCCTACAAGCTGGAGGTAGGTGACTATGTCTTTGATCGTAAGGGCAACATAGTCCAGGTCAAACTAGCGCAGCAGTACCAAGGCATACGCTGCTATGAGGTCATGTTCAACGACTACCTTACGGTGGAAGGTGACGCCAACCTGGCGCTACCCACAGAGAACCCCAAGTACCGTAACAGGCTGGTCACGTACAAGGGCAAGCTGCAGTTTAGGCGCCCACTTAAGCCACTAACGGCCGAGCAGATGCTTGATATGCCGCTCCTGGACCAACACAACCGCAAGATACTCTCGGTCCCCACCACAAATCCCCTAGCACTACCCCACCAAGACCTACCAGTCCCGGCGTTTGTCTTTGGGTTCTGGTTTTTTGCCCGTAGATCGACTGGCAGGATGGCCGCGGCCAAGGGAACAACCGAGTTTGTGGTGCAACGATTCAAAGACCATGGCTACAAAGTGGTTATGGGGCCGCTGATTAACACCGGAGAGCGTGAATTTAGCGTAACACCCACGGTTGAGTCGCAGTTAATCCCCAATATCCCCAAGATTATCACCAACAACTACCTTTTTTCGTCGCCAGAACAGCGCCAAGACCTGCTATCTGGGATTGCCTGCTCAAAAAACAGGCGTTACAACAAGAGATCAGACCGTTTTCGGTTTTCTTCTCGCCAGTACGACACCGTTCGCCGTGTTCAGCTCCTAGCAGAGTCCCTTGGCGGAAGATCTAGCCTCCAAAGTGACGACCACAAGAAGGATTTTACGGTTTTTTTTAAGATCCGTGCGTTAATCCACCCGGAACAGAGCTCGCCTAAGGTAAAAGTACACCATGGCAGACGTTATGTCAGCAAGATCAGCCCAATCCCGACCCAGTTGTGTGTGCACATTGAGACAACGGGCGAGGATAACACGATTCTCGTAGGAGAAGGGTTTATACCATGTCTTTAACAACAAAACAAGAGGCCATCCTCAAGCGATTTGCCGAGGAGCGCAAGAATTGGCCACAGCAACAGCTCGATGCAGCCATCTGGCAGATCAAATGGTCGCTCCAGGCCCTGCCGCACCAGAAAGAACCAGACGATGGAGAGTATGATACGTTCCTTATGCTTGCCGGTCGTGGATCGGGTAAGACCCACACTGCCAGCCATTGGATTGGCATTCGTGCTTGGCGTTATGACAACACCCGCTGGCTCGTCACCGCTCCCACCTCAAACGATATACGTGCAACTTGTTTCGAGGGGGACTCCGGACTTATCAGTATCATTCCCCCGTCACTTATCCGCGATTACAACAAGTCACTCTTTGAGATTACCCTCACCAACGGCTCTATCATTCAGGGTATTCCAGCCTCAGAGCCAGAACGGTACCGTGGTAAGCAATACCATGGGGCCTGGTTCGACGAGCTGTGTGCGTTTGATTACATCGACGATGCCTACGACGGCGTACAGTTTACTCTCCGTCTTAAGGACCCCCGCATCCCTCGGGTGCAGCAGATTATTACCACCACTCCAAAGCCCAAGGAACTGATTGTAGACCTTAACGAGGGCAAGGTGGGGGGTGATGTATACGTAGCCAACGCCTCGTCCTATGACAACCGTGCTAACCTCTCAGAGACATTTTTTAAGCAGCTAGAGACGTACGAGGGCACCGACATTGGTAAGCAGGAGATCTATGGCGAGATCCTAGACCCCGAGGCAGCCGGTATCATCAAGCGCAAACAGTTCCGCATGTGGCCTGCTAACAAGCCAACCCCGGTCTTAGAGTACGTAATTGCCTCGTATGACCCAGCGACCTCTGAGAAGACGGTAAATGACCCTACTGCCTGTACGGTCTGGGGTGTGTTCGAGAGAGAAGATGCCGGAACGTCTGTCATACTGCTAGACGCATGGGACGCGCACCTCTCGTACCCCGAGCTGCGTCGTAAGGTGATTGATGACTTTAAGGAAGTCGTCTACGGCGCAGACAATGACTTCGGCAAGGGCAAGAAGGCCGACCTGATACTGATGGAAGACAAGTCCGCAGGTATCTCACTGATACAGGAACTGCAAGGTGCTGGTGTCCCGGTCAGGGGATACAACCCAGGCCGTGCGGATAAGATCCAGCGTATCAACATCGTGGCGCCGCTCGTACTTAAGGGCAAGGTCTACATCCCTGAAGAGCCAACCAACCCAGGCGAGTACGCCAACTGGGCCAAACGCTTCATGCGGCAGGTTTGTTCGTTTCCGGAGGCTGGGGGTCATGACGACTACGTTGACAGCCTCAGCCAGGCCCTACGCGTCCTCAGGGACTCTGGCTGGCTGCAGCTTGATCCGCTCCCTGCACGGGACTATGACTACGCTGACGACGACGCAAACAGGAAGTTTAGCAATCCCTACGCACAATAGGGCGGAAACGGCCCCATTCTTGTATTATTATAATTAGAATGGACATTTTAAAGACTCCCCACCAAATGCTGCTTGAAGAGGCAGGCGCTATCCCTGCATCACCTGGGATGGTTCATACACCACGCCAGATGCTGATGCAAGAGTCTGGCACCATGCCACGTTTTGCAGACGGTGGTAGTGTGCCTAATATTAATTTTGAGGCGCGCGGTATACCAAACATGACCGGCACGCCAGGCATAGGATACGAACAAGGTGTTCAAGGTACAATAGCACGCATGCAACTTGAACAAGAATTAAGAAATAGAGCTCGTTTGCGCGCAGGAGTTTCTGGCATGGGCATGGCCCTTCCAGGACAGCATGGTGTAAAAATGATGCCCGGTCAAGTTGATATAGGTTACAAGATGCCTTTGGGTCAAGGTAACTTAGATATTAGTGCTCGACGTGATATAAATAAACAACGCCCTGGCATGCCACAAAATTATGCTGCAAATATTAACTACAATCTGGAGTTTGCGGACGG